GCGATTTTTGCCGATACGACTGAATCCGAAGCGAGTTGAGTTGCTGCGATACCGCCAGCAGCGACAGAGAGCCCGCCAGCACCGAGTGCAAGCGTTGCGCCGTCAAGAGATACGATCAAGTTTCCGCCGCTCTCTTCTACACCGTTACCCAAGTTCAATTTGTCAGCAGGGATTGAGCCAGCCAATTTAACAGCGGTCACGGCTGAGTTAGCGATCTGAGAAGTTCCGACACCTGAATCTGAAATCTTGATCCCGTCAGATCCAACAGACAAAGAAGATCCATCAAGATCGATTGTCAGGTTTGATACAGCAGCGGATCCGTTGTAACTGGTCATACTGATACCGTTACCGCCACTCAAATTATTCAGATTGCTACCAAGTGCAACGCCTGAAATTGTGCTGTTTGCAAGTTTGCCATTTGCGATACTTCCAGCGAGCATTGCATTTGTGATCCCTGAGGCTTTTACGCGTAACGCATCAGAAGAAATCTCGATCGATGAATCATCAACGGCAACATTTAGCGTATTGCCTACCTTTGTGAGGGCAAGTCCCGCAGTAATTTGCCCAGCGCCTGAGAATTGAGAGAATACAATGTTGTTAGTTCCTACAACGTCGGATCCTTTGTCAGAAGTACAGACGAATCCATTGTCACCGTTTGCGGTCCCTTGCTCTACAAATGTGAAAGCACCAGCCTCTGAAGTTCCAGCGGCAAAATCAGCAGATCGAGCCCATCCACTAGCAGCAGCGATATAAATACCGTTCTCAGATTGTGTGCTCTGATCCTTGACGAGTACACGGTCGCCAGCAAGAACAGATACGCCGTCAATCGTTTGTGTGCCTGAAAGCGTGATGTTTGCAGTTGTGGCAGCCTTACAAGAGTCTTTAATGTCAAGACCTTGAGCGACGCCGTCAACGTAGCCTTTGGACGCTACGCGGTTCGATGCATCGCCCTCTGAAGGGGTAGCAACTTGTAATACTGCATTTTGAAAGTCAAAAGTTCCAGTTGATAAGTCTAGTTTTGCGACACCGACCGCAGCATTTGCGATCTGACGTCCGGTAATTTGAACAGCCATGTTTTTTATTCCTCATGTGTTGATTTTGTGAGTATTATACTCGTTTGTAATGTATACGCCTGATCGACGTTTTACAGTTCGATGATCGGAAATCGATTGCTAGGTCTTGAATACTCGTGCTTTGATCTGCGTTACGAGGCTGTTGATCTGTTCCAATTTTTGTTCTAGCAATGACATCCGTTTGTCAAGATCTGAAATCTCTTTTACAATGTCTTCTCTGATCTTGTCTTCTCGTGCCTGCAAATCCGCAATTACTTTGTCGTATCGTGTGCGCAGTGCGTCTTCTCGCTGCTCTGCTCTTTTCTCCCTCGCATCGCTTCTCTTGCGTTGTTCCATGTATTGCCAGTATAGAAACGCAGCAAAGGCAACATTTGATCCGCCGTTCATAATGACTTGCATGATCTCGCTTTCCATTATTCCCCCATCAAGAGCGTATAACTGAATCTGTCATATCCAGTATGTTGCGGTTGAAGTTTGCACAGGGCGATAAAATGCGCGTATTCGTCAGGATCTTGAATGACTTGACAGCCTGCACTGTATTGATCTACTGACTGACTGGCTATTATTCTACTGGCTCTGTGTATATTGATCCCAAAGTATCCGCACTCTTCATTTTGTCCGTAGTCGTGCACATTGTCGCTGTTTCTATCTCTCCATACACATACTTCATTTCCACGCTGCACGAGTGCCTCATATTGTCCGCGATGCAAGCCGAGCATGTATGCGCCTCGATACTGTCTGTTGTGTATCAAGATCGCCGTGTTGCCATTTTTGAGGTAATACAAGCCCGCGTCAGTTGTGCATTTGTATGCATGCCACTGCCACGATCCGCCCTCTAAGAAACAAATATGTATCCAGTCGTCGAAGCGATCTGGCTCGCCGTGTGGGTTGCGCTCTCCTATGATGTTCATATCATAATCAACAGATTCAAACACAGTAAAGCCCGCTTCTTTTACGCGGGTCAATATGTGCGGATATGCATCTGGGCTCAATGGGATTCTCATGACATAACGCCTATAGTAAGATTGACAGAACTTTGGGAGGGATTCCAACGTACACCGAGGATCATTGCTCTCCGGTTGCTGTACGTGTCTCCAGCGCCCTCTCTGAGTCCATATATATACATACTAGAAATCTCAATGATGTCGCCAGCCGTTAACAGGCAATGTTTTTCTGTCACTGTAAGACTCAATTCTTCATATGGCTCTGCATCCCATCGCCTCATCCGAGTTAAGTCTGCGTTTGCTTGTGTTGGCTGTATCGGACTATCCACACGATACACAAGCCGCAGATCCCTCGTGATTTCTGTGCTTGTGGGAAGTACGGGAATACTGTTGCCGCTAAATGTAACATCTTGATTCAGCCCTGTTGTATTGTTGAATGTGTTGATTGTGCTTGCACTGAATACGCTAGATTGTGATGGGCTGTATAATGTATGTGAGTCTATACTGATGATGTCTCGATCGGTAATGTGATCGCGTACCGTGAACCAATTTGCTAGATTTGGATTCTGACAAACTCGCCAAGATAATTGATTCTGATCCCATACAGGCCACATGCCCATATTCAATACAGCGCTTAAAAAGTCTTGTATGTTGCCCGCCTTCTCAATCAGCAATTCGATCTCATGTGTGCCGCTGGAAGTCGCCCAGGCTGTGTTATAGTATGCGTTGAGGTTTTGCAGTCCAAAGAGATTGGGATTGAACTTGACACCGATCGCCCATGATGCAGGGTAATCGTCAAATGCGCCCTGTGTGCCGCCGCCTGTACTCATAACAAGCCGAGCAAATACATAATCAGGACGCCCCCGAAGCCGTGCCAGACTCGTTACAACGTCATTGATCGCTAGTACAGTTATCGATCCGGTACTGGGATACTTTCCAGTTGATGCAATCGTCAAATAACCCGCCGTGCCGCTGGTGCTTGTCTTGCTGCTCCATGTGTAATAATCGATCGTGCCTGCACTAACGTCCTCGACTTTTACAATTCCATTTTGACCTGTTTCTTTTTCAAAGATCGTTATATCGTCAACATACAAATTTGCACTGCTCGACATGTTGAAATTCTGCGTAACTTTTGACGTCTTGCCAGCATAGAACCAGAATTGGGATTCTGTCGATTTGCTGGTCAATCTTGATTGCATCATTGTAAGGAAATCAACAAACTCCAAACGCCATACACCGCGCCCGCCTGATATGGTTCTGAGTTGCCCAATACAGACACGATTGCGCAAGCCATCTCGAACCATGATCAATTCAGCCACTGCGCCCCGTCTAAAAGATTTGTTCAATACTGGTCGAAGATCTCCAACAGTGCGAATTGTGAAGCCGCCGAAATTCACACTCCAGCGCTGCGGCGTGATCTGTACACTGTCGATCGTTACATCTGCATCAGCAAGAGCGATCTCTGTGTTCATGCTGACGCGATTGCCCTGAGACAAATTGTAATCTGCAGAAGGCTGCAAGAACTTGAGCACATACGAAATTACTTTTGCGGGCTTGTCGAGGCTGTCTAAAAATTGCTGAGTCCATGCCATATTAACCGCCGATCGGAGGATTGAAGCCGCCGCCGCCAAATGTAGGGGCTAGAGTGTCTCGGATGTCTGTTAGTGTCGATGCTCTGCCCATCCCATCAAGAGAGATCCCCGCGCCCTGTCGCCCTGCTGAGGTTGACGAAGCAAGAGATCGCCCAATAGAAACGCCTGATTCGCTCACTGTGTCAGGGTGTGCGGCGTACAGTGTCACATAGTCCACAACAAGCCGTATCGACAGCGAGAAAAGCCGCCCGCCCTCGTTTGTTACTATTGCCTGTCCGATGTCGCTCTGTGGACGTTTTAAGACCGGATAGAAGCGATAATGACGCATAAAAGCAGGCTGATCATATTGGAAGCGTACAGGATTAACAGTGTCAACGTCGCCGCCTTGTGCTGTGGCATTGCTCACAGTCTGCATTTTCACAATCTCTTGTATCATTGCGGGGCTGCTCGTTTCTATCGTGCAATAGTCGCCCACGGCTGGCGTTGAACTGGTTCCTGTAAAGTTTTGGAATGGATTTGCATACAGTTGGATCTTGCTGCTGTTGTTGTTCAATGTACCCCGTATCGGAAAGCAAAACGCTTTATCGTCATCGGCAGCAAACGAGACAGAGAAACCCCGATCAAGATGGTTCTGCAGCGCATGAAACTGTATTGCTAGATCCTCGCCTCCAATCATGCGATCCCGTTGTATCGTTACAATTTCTTGAGTCCTACCAACAGATCTCTGAATAGAGCCAGTCAGAGAGACAGCATCAACAGCCTCGACAGATATATCACTGTACATCTCGCCCAGCGCCTCTCCGAGATCTATTGTGACCAATGAAGCGCCGTTCAATGCGCCAAATGGCTCAGGTGTAAAATAGAATTTTGCGTTGCCCATTATCTGCCCCCGAATAGACTGCTTGACGATGTGCCGAATTGATTATTAAATCTGATCTCTATCTCTCTCACAAGAGCGTCAACAGCATTGCGATCCACAACGGCGCTGTTTATGTTGATCGTCATGCCGCCACCTGTCGTATTGTTCAACTGTCGATCGACTTGCTGCGGACGTTGTCCACTTTGCGGAACGACAAACTCGCCCCTGTGAAGCATTGCGGGGCCATCCTGCGCCCCTGTAAATCTGATCCCGCCTTGCGCACTGGGTACGAATCGACCGCCGCCCATGAACGAGGCTGATGTAGTAGGATCAAAGAAATCAACAAATGCGCGCCGCCTTCTGTCTTGTCTCTCTTCTCGTGTCGTCCCTTGAATAAATGAGAATGCTTGCTTGATGCCTTCTACTAGATTCAATACTAAGAGTTGAGCCCCATCGACAAACGCCTCAGCAATGGCGATCCCAAGTTGCGGAGCGATTGACAGAAACAACTCCGGCAAGAATGCAATCCCAACTTTGATCGCCTCAGCCTGTGCGAGTGCCTCAGCCCTGATCTGTGCTGGTCCCTTTTCAATCACCTTCTCGCCGATCCCTTGTACAATCCCAGTGATTGCGCCCGCCATCGGATTAACAAGCGATACAATAGAAGCCGCATCAAGGCTGGCAACTGTTGCAAATGTATCAATTGCGGATTCTTGTCGAGCCTGTCTTTCCTTCTTTGCTGCCTCTTCTGCTGCCTTTGCTCCTGCCTCTCTTTTTTCTGCCAGATCCTTTTCAGCCGCTCCGATCAAACGGGTAATTTTCTCAGTTGGAATTCCTTGCTCTGTCGCTAATCTGAAGGCATCTTCAAGCGCGCCCAATTGTTGTTCTGCTTTTGATACAGCAGCCTCAAACGGGAAAAATTGAGCCGTTGCCGAGTCTATTGTTTTGCCTGCATCCAGTATTTGCTTCATCAATGCATCATATTCTTCTTGAGCCTGTGCAGCCGCGTCGCCTGCTGCATCGATTGCATCTGCTAGACCGTCAACAGGCGGACGGGCTTCCTTGGCTTTGTCGCCGAGTCCAGCAAGCAATTTCTCTAAGAACCCTTCAACATCACTAGCCCCTGTACGCCCTCCAGTGCCTGCCCCCGTATCGCCCGTAAAATCTACGGCGGCGAGTTGGGTAGTAAGATCGGCGACAGTATCGGCAACATTTCGGACGCTGTTTGCACTTTGCGAAAAGGTTTTAAATGTCTCATCACTAATAACGCCAAAATCGCGCAATGTTAACGCCGTCAATCTTATCTGTTCGACTACAGTGCCAAACACAGTATTGACAAACGATGCAAATCCGGGGAGAGCCTGCTGAAAGAATGTTAAAACGTCCGCTCCTGCGACCTTCAACGCGCTCCCTAATTGCTTGAATTGCTCCTCATTCTCTGCAATAAAATCCTGCAATGTTACAACAATCTTGATCGCCTGCAATAGTTTATCATTGAAGAAATCGACACCGCCCACAGCATTAACAAATCGCTGCTGTAATCCTTTTACAACGACATTCAAAAAGGCAAGTTGCTCCTGAAAGCGTGCAGCCGCCGCGCTTGCCTCTGGTCCTGTTTCTACTCCGTAGCGCTCTGTAATTGCTAAGAAATTTTCAAAGTCTGACGTTGCGCCAAATGCCTGCAAGAACTGCCCCGCCTGTCGCCCCAGCAACAAAAATCCTTCGGTGGCTCTCTCTGTTGGATCTTCGATACTTTGCAATGCTCTTGTAACGTCGATCAATACTGTGTCAGCGCTCTTTATGTTGCCCTCTGCATCTGTTAGACTGATACCAAGACGGGCGGCGGATTCACTGGCACGGCTAGCCCCTGAAGCGAGATCAGCAAATAGACGGGGAAAGCGCCCAATGAATGCGGAGGCGGCTTGCGCTGATTGCCCTGATCCCTCAAAGGCTGTAATCACTGCCTGAATACTTCCAGCCGTCAAACCTGATTGGGCACTAAGATCATTTAAATCGTTCACGCTGTCGACAACTTCGCGAGTAAAAGCAAAGGCGGCTTTTTGTGCGTCGATGTACGCCGATCCAAGCGCGCCAACAGTCGCGATTGTTCCAACTGCAACCGTTGCAATCCCAGCCAGCGCACCAGCAGCCGCAGCCCCTGCAATCTTTAGGCCCTTCAAGCCCTTCGTTGCTTTCTTGCTTGAGCCTTCTGTATCTTCAATTTCTTCATTTGCACTCTCTGTCTCTTTTGTGAGTTTGTCGAGTGTCTTGCTTAAGTTGTTGGCGTTTAATGCACCTTTAGCCAATGAAGTAAGTGCGGATTTAGCATCCACTTTTAACACATATTGAACTACTGTATCAGCCATAATTGATCCTCTGCTATGCGCCTATCATAGCCGATTATATCAAGACTAGCACAAACAAGAATTTCAGCCTATTATATCGATTAAGTCAGTCAGTGAGACAGTCGGCTGTACGCCTGTCTTTTTGTATCGCTTCAATAGACGATTCATACGAGCCCCTCTGTGCTTGATACACTTCAGGCAGAGCATCAAATCGAACCAGTCAAGTTTTGCTATCTCACTGGGGAGAGTGCCATACATACGCGCAATGATGTCTATGATATGAAAATACTCTTCACTATCCGCGAAAGGTTTGCAGCCGTTTAACTGCTTCTCCTTGTCCTTTGAGTGCTTTGTCAAGGATAGCGGCCCGATCTTCTTTGGAGAGCATCCCGATCCAAAGCATATTTCTCTCCGCGTTCTGTTCTTGCTGCGTCAATACAATCTGTATCCGCTCCCACTGCTGATCGTCGCCCGCTCTCTTTGCCTGTGAGACACATTGCGCGATAATGTGATCTTGGCTCTGTGCAATCTTCTCCATTTGCTCAGGTCTGATTTTGGATAACATCTGATAAGCCTGATCAAGTGTCTCCTCGTTTGGATCGTCTTGCAGTGCCTCGCTCATCTTTTGGAAGCGTCCGATCTCGCCTGTGCTTGCCAGTGCCTGCAATAGGAGAGAGTTTGCAAGGCTTGCCTTTTCTATCTCAGCAGGGGAGAGTATGCGCCCTTTGATCAGCAGTTGCCCCGCGAATATCTCCAGTTCAAACTGACTGACTGACTGTACTTCTTGCAGAAAATCTTTCAACATAGGGATCTCCGTTGTGTGTTGATTCTGTCGATAGTTTAACGGATCGGGGATCATTCATCTCATATTAATTACATTTATTTAGTATTATTTTGTGTAAATATGTTGACATATGAAAAAAAATGAAATACTATTAGAGAGTAAGCAATAATGCATATAACAACAACGGGATATAAAATGTCATACGGACTTTACGCATACTACTATCAGAACAAAGAAGCAATCGAAAATATCCGCAATGAAATCGCATGCGGTCAGATCTCTTACTATCGCACTTTACGAAA